TTACTGCTCCGACCAAACCGGATTGGTTAACATTGACAGATAATAGTGATAATACAGCAACATTGTCAGGAACTCCCTTACAAGGTGATGTAGGTAACAATTTGGTGGTTATTGTAGCAACCGACCCTGAAGGTGGTGTAACCAACCATTCATTCACTATTAGTGTGGCAAATGTAAATGATGCTCCTGTATTTACAAGCACACCCATAACTGCCACCAATGAAGATAGTGTGTATACTTATAATATTACCATAACGGATGAAGACGAACATAACTCGGTTATTACTGCTCCGACCAAACCGGATTGGTTAACATTGACAGATAATAGTGATAATACAGCAACATTGTCAGGAACTCCCTTACAAGGTGATGTAGGTAACAATTTGGTGGTTATTGTAGCAACCGACCCGGAAGGTGGTGTAACAAACCATTCATTCACTATCAATGTGACAAATGTAAACGACCAAGCCACAGGTCAATTAGAAATAACAGGCATAGTAATGGAAAGTATCACAATATCGGCAAATACAACAAATATTACAGATGAAGATGGTGTATTAACATATACTTATCAATGGGAATTGTCGGATAATAACCCAACGTGGACGAATATTTCAAACGCAACAAATCAAACATATGCCATACCAAAAGATCAAGGCTATGTTGGAAAATATGTACGTGTAAAAGCACAATCAACTGACCCATACGGTAATCAACAATCATATACATCAGCATCAAGTGAGATTTTAGTATTCAACGACCCACCCACTAATATTCAATTGTCCGGAACTGAAGTATACGAAGCGTATGAAATAGGACAAGAAATAGGAACACTCACTTCTTCTGATTTGGATTCTACCAGTTTTACATATGAAGTTGATAGTAATTTGTTCTCAATTAACAATAATAAATTATTCAGCAATCATGTATTTTCATATGGTTCAACTAACACATATACTATAAATATTACTACAAAAGACGAAACATTAAATACGTTCACAAAATCATTTGTCATTACAGTAAAGAGATTATGGGTATATACAACATTGTCACCCACAGAAGTAGCTATAGGAAATAATACAACTGACCTGGCGAATGGTACCGTATTAGGAACGAATTTAACAGGTAGCATTATAATCCCATCCACAATAGAGGATATAAATGGAAACACATACAATATTACCAATATTTACCAGAATGCGTTTACGGGTAGCAGTTTAGAAAAAATAACATTCTCAGGCGATACAACATATACTTTAGATATACCATTGAAACAAAATTTCCAAGTAATTCAGACAGAAGAAGAATATGTTTTACATCAATTGAATGAAATATAATCAACAAAAATCATAATATAATATATAATGGATTCATCAGAATTTAATTTTAAAGAAATTACTGAAGACGGTATTACATATTATATTATTCCCAAAGATACAATCTTATACCACGGTAGTAATAATATATCTTCCCCCGAACAGTTACAAGAAAAACGTCATACATTCTTTGCTTTGACAAAGGATTACGCACAAAAATACGCGAAAGAGTCAGGAAATATATTCAAGTTTCACGCGAACAAAGAAATGCGTTTAGTGGCTATAGATAAACCGAATGAAACCTTGTATCAAAATGCGCCTGTAAAAATACAAAAGATAATGAATGAAAACTATGGATTTCATAACGACCATAAACGTAAATCTATTCCAGATAAAGACAATACGTTATCTATGTACTTATGTGAAGTTGGATATGATGGATATGCCGCAAATAATATGAGTGGAGTGTCAAATGTCGGGGATGATGACCTGGACCCAGAAGTAATAATATGTGACAAGCAAAATTTAAAATTTATAGAAATAATACAAAATGAAGCTTCTGTTGGTCCTCCCCGAGTAGAAAGACCTAAAAAAAAGAGACCAACAGTATTTGAAACGCCTCAAAAAAAAAGTTCAAGTTTATTTGGAGATGATGATGATGAAGAACAAGGTCCAGGTTTATTTGGAGATGATGATGATGAAGAACAAGGTCCAGGTTTATTTGGATTTGATACACCTATAAAAGGTGGAAATAAAAAACAAAATCTATCTAATGTATATAAGAATAAAATAATGAAACGTCCTGTTCGCGCTGAAGATGGAACTTATACTGTAAAGGGAAAGAAATATAAGGAATTATTTGGTTCAAGAGAACAAGTACATAATGGAACCGCATATAAAACAAAGGCGGGTCTTACAAACGACGATATTCTAATGAATAAATGGGGAAGACTCGTTTCCGCAAAAAAACACGAAACCGCAAAGAAAGAAATGCGTTTAGAGAAACACGGATATTCGGCAAAGAAAGGAAAGTTCGGATACGTAAAGAAAGGAAAGAATACTCGTAAAAATAAGAAAGAGAAAAAGGAATAATTGTAATATAATCACTATAGTCATATTACAATTTAGAGAATGTACCACTCGTAAGATAAAAATTTATTATCAATAATATATTCTTCAAAATTATCAAAAACGTATTTTTCAAAATAAGATTTACTCACAATTAATGAAGTTCCTGATGAATAAAACTTACAATAATAAGTGTATGCGTCATAAATAGAAATATGATGATTTAACCCAGGCGATGTTACTCCATTAGAAGTGTGTTTATTTCGTATTAATTCTTTCATACTATCTAATGCTGTCTGAATATCTTGATGTTTATCCCACAATTCACAACAAATACCGGAAATGTATTTATCCCGTTCAATTTCAATAGTTGGAAAGAAATATTGTATTAAATCAATAATTTGTTTGTCATTCATATTAATGCTACCAATATTATTAATATTACACCATTTTTTGAATAATGAAACCACTTCTTCAATCTCAAAATCATACTCAGAACTATCCATCACAATTGTTTCATCCCAAAAATGTAAAAACTTTTGGATAGCAGGTAAATGTTTGCTACATATTCCAATGAACGAGTCTTGGTCTTCTGAATAATATACATTGAGTTTTTGTAATAGTATATTTTTGAATGTATTTAAAAACATGATATGTGGAAGATTTTTAGTATCAAGAAAATGCTTCCATAAATACTGCATATTTTTCCAAGTAATTTGTGGTGCTCGTATAGTACCATCTAAGTTTTCATGTACTACATTAGTTACGGTAGTTTCATTTGGTAAATTAATATCAAGATATTCTGTAATAAAATTAGTAATAAGTACATCAGTATCCATATTTTTCACATAAAATGCTGAAAACAATAATTCATTATCATTACTGGACGATACTATAAATTCGTCAGATGAGCTATATCGCAATGAATAATGAGAAGCTACACATATAAGGTCTAATGGTAAGTTATGTATAATTTTATTCCAAACATGTTCGTACCGAACCGTATCATTGATATTTACTAATCTACAATCAACATACGAATGGTCGTGATATTTATTTTTGAACGTCTGACCGATACTAATTCCTATTAAAAATTGACATACATAATTTAATTCTCTAATAAATTGTCGCGATGAAGGCTTAATGTAATGGATTAGGTGCGAATTTTTACGATAAATATTATCACCAAGAATTGTAAGGAAATATTTTGCTTCGTTTCGTGTTGTAAATAATGCTGGATATAATGCGTCAATAACACCTTGAATGGTATTCGATTCAGGTATGCTTGTAATAAGACTTGTATCCTTGATTCTTTTCATAATATTAATCTTTGTTCGTTGTTTCCAAGACATTAGATTTTTACCTCTTGTAATAGTAGTTAAAATATTATGCAATATATCATCTTCGGTTATAATCTGGTAATGTATTCCATTATAGTAAAAAAACCTATCCGTTGCTGAATTAAAAAAATACTGATTATCACTTAAAAAGGAGTGAATAAAATTATCTTGTTCGGTAGTCAATTCCTCAATGCGCGTTACACGTTGTTCGTGTGTATTTTTAATATTGGCGATGACATTCGGTAGTTGATTGTTAATATATGAATAAATTTTCGTAGTCATCCATTCATCATCTTGGAACTGTTTATAAATAGAATTAATTGTATCCGTTGATTTACTAATGCATTCATCAATCGAATATTTTTTGGTGGTTGGGTCAACTTGTTCCTCCATTATACAATATAATACATAAAACTTTATATTGTATTTTTTAAACTTATATGGTAACTACACTACGTAATTCATTATCTTGTTTATATATATCTTCACTATCCGCAATACTGGAAAGTAAATGTTTGGAAACAATCGCATTTGTATTCAATACTGCTTCTGATGATAATACAGCAAACCATTGATACTTCGGACGTCTTAGTATTTCGTCAGCAGGTATTAAAATACCATATGAATCCGGATGAAATTGAATGTATGCTTCTTCCATTAAATTTTCAAGTAATATCTGTTTTCCCTGGTTATTTTTGACACCAATTAATTCAGCACCTTGTAAATTCATCTTTTGATTTTGAATAGCTGTTTCGCACCAATAAGATAAATCGCCTATAAATTCATTTTGATTTGAATAATGTCCGGAACTATTACGTGATTTGATATATTCAATCAACTCTAATATAACTGGGTCTGTCTTAGACGCACCTATAAATGATAAATCCGGTGAAAATAGCTTATTGCCTTTGCTCTTAAGAAGATTTGTATTACGATTGATATTTTCACACACAAATGGTTTATTCCAGGCAATACCAGTTTCATAAAGTTGCTTCAAGTTTTTAGTACAAACAAATGAATTAGGGACAGTCATACCACCATAGAAATAGATTAACTGAAGAATCCCTAATTCGCGTAAATGTGCTTTATTCGGTTCGGCAACCTTATTTAAATCAACATCCCAAGAAGGAAGCAATTTACTAAATGATTCATCATCTATTAAACAGATGTTGAAATCTTTTCCACATTGGTCTATGATAGTTTTAATTGTTAAATGAATATAGGGTTGATTTAAGTCGGTAGTGTTACGAGAATAAAAATCTTTCCATTTTCGGGCGTTTACTCCATATTTTGTATGAATCCATATCTTAGGACGATTATGTCCGTATAAAGGAGAATCATTTAATAAATATTTCTTGATAAGTTCATATTCATCATTCGTTTCAAAATTCTGTTTAAATTTATTTGCGAAGTAGCTTGCTACAAAAACAATACCTAATGTGAAAAAATAGGTGGATGTGTTTTTTGAACTAAATAACATTATGTTGTAATATATATTATAGTATTTTATTTTTTCATGGATACATTCTATACTGGTGTATTCATGAATGACTAGTAAAATATAGTGTAGTCAATATTATATTTTGATTTGTTATAATTAATTTTTGATGTAAACATGACCGCTTCTTGTTTGCATATTTGACGTAAAATAGTAGTGAAAGAATTATATGTGAGTTGTCTTTCCAGATAAAAATGCTTACCCTTATGATAATATTGTTTCAAATCATTACAAAAATCAATATGATATTCATTGTATATCATTTTTTTATATGCGTTCAAGTCAACTACATAATATGTTTCCTTTTTTAATGCGATTCGGTCAAGTAAATTATATAATAGTGTTAATGGTACTCGTTCTTTAAATATCTGGGAATTCATTAAAAAATGTGATTATATAATAGTTTATATATAAATTCCTAAATACTAATATACTACATGTATATTGGTATTTTATTTATTGGTAGGATTATTTTGCGTTAGATGTGGTTTGTTTTAATTTTTCTAAGTACAAAATGCCATCCATTAGTTCTTCTTGTGCGTGTTGTATCCAATCCGAAGTAGACAAATCTGTACGATCTAAATTGGTACCATATTTCTTTTGTCCGAAATTTGCACGATCTACGAAGCTATGTAATACACTTTTCACTACACTATCTAATTCGGTACAATTAATTATGTTCTTGTTGTCGCTCATGATAACTATATGTATGTATACACGTATGTCTTTATGTCAAAAGTGAGTGTAAATTATTTGTAAATAATGCCAATTCGATTTCGTCTTCATGGACGTTATGAACGATAGTAATGTATTTGCATAAAAAGGGTATAATTTCGTATTTGACATCTTCACTTAGAATTGAAGTTTGTTTTACAAAGGAAATAAAATAATCAAGAATATCTATTACTGAATACCCACAATCAAAAATATTATAAAGTGTATGTATTGCCTTATGAATTTCATTATTCCGAATATGAATTATATATTTTTCCAGTATATCATCAGATATTGTAGACACCAACTTTTTACACAATTGTATGTCGATAGGCATATCTAATATATAAATCTTTTCAACAAAATTAATCATTAAACGGATTGAGTTATCTGCTATTTTTAATAAATATTCTTTGGACTCTTCATCTATAATAATTTGTTCGGTTTCTATTATTTTATTCATAATATGTGTAATATCTGATTGTGTAGGTTGTTCTATACGAATAATATGTGTTCTCGATTGTATACTTTCTATAACCTTTTGAAGATTCCCACATACAGAAATAAAATGAATGTTGTTTTTGTATTTATCTATATAATTTCGAAAAACTTGTTGACTTTGTTCATTAATACTATCAATATCATCTACAACAACAATCTTTTTCTTACCATGTATAGAACTCCTTGATTGACAAAATGTTTTCATTTCAGTTCTAAAATACTGTATTCCCTGTTCCTTTAGATTATTAATGAATAATGTATTGTACTCGGGAAATGAAGCAGTCTTAGATAGACCATAATATTCACGTATTATAGCATACAATAAGCTGGTTTTCCCGGAACAAGCATTACCCACAAATAACAAATTTAAATTGTCTAATTCTATAAGTGTATGTATGGTTTGTTTCAACTTATCATTTATATAAAAGTCATTTATATAGTATGGTTTGTATTTACTAATAAATGTACTATCTAATTTTGATTTCATACTGGGTGATGAATATAATAGGTTTCATAAATTTATATCATTTATAATTAAAATATTAAAAAGAATTGTTGTCTTATTATTATAAATGCCTTCTCATTACGAAGTATTGGGAGTAAATAAAGATGCTACCGAAGTTGAAATTAAAAAGGCTTATCGTAGTGCGTCGTTGAAATATCACCCAGACAGAAATCAAAGTAAAGAAGCGGTAACCAAGATACAACAAATTAATGAAGCATATGAAATACTCAGCGATAAAGAAAAAAAACAAAATTATGATAATGAATTAAATGGAATAAGACCAAATCCATTTCAACAAGTCCATACAAATTTTAACACTGATTTTGGAGATATTAATAGTATGTTTAATATGATGTTTAATGGTAGACCGTTTCATCCAGGTATGCCAAACGTTCAGGTATTTCGTAATGGTAATTCAACTACACATGTGTTTACAAGTAGTAGTCATGCTGGTCCTCCTTCTATGATAACCAAGAATATTGAGATAACATTCGAACAATCGTATTCTGGGTGTTCTATTCCAGTGGAAATTGAAAAATGGATTCAACATAATGACAAGAAAGAGCCATTAGTTGAAATCGTCCAGTTAGAAATATCAGAAGGAGTTAATCATAATGAAAAAATTATAGTCAATGGTATTGGTAATCAAAACCAACATGGTAAAGGTAACGTACAATTTATTATACAAGTTAAAAATAATACTATTTTTAAAAGACAAAACTTGAATTTATTATGTGATAAAAAAATATCACTGAAAGAAGCATTATGTGGATTCTCGTTTGAATTCGTCCATGTAAGTGGGAAAAAATTGTCTGTCAATAACAATAATCCCATTACTATAATAAAAGACGGACAAATTCAAGTGTTTAAAGGTCTTGGAATGAAAGATAAAAATAATACTGGAGATATAATTTTCAAGTTTCATGTTATATTTCCGGTTGAATTAACTGATACACAACGAACACATTTATTAGAAGGGCTGCCATAAAATATTCTTGATAACAAAAATATTTTACACATTTGAATATTTAAGAAATTCTTTTAGTAGGTATTTCTTTATCAACCAAGTAAATAGAATTTTCAGTTACAATAATAAATTCTGAACCTGATTTGAATATCTTTATTATTGGACTCGTATATTCATCTTCGCTCTTAACAAGTAATTTCTCTTGAGACTCCTTAACTCCGATTAATGATTCCTTCTCGATAGAGGAAGTCCAATAATCCATCATAATTGGTTTATCCTCAACAATTGAAAGTTTAGTAACATGTTGCAATGTAGTGTTTTCCGGTAATCTGTAATTACCGGCTGATGTAGGTTGAGTTGTATTGTCTTGCATTTTTTACAATATATTGTATTACTCTTAATATTACTTTATATGGTTAAATTGTTAAATAGTTATTATACAATATATTTTACGTCTATTTGTCATTTCTTAAATATACATATTATGTAACTTGTTATGAACGCACACAAGACAAATAAACAACATATTATAGAAACATATTATGATGTTTTGAAAGATTGTATTGACAAAATTAAATCATCGGATATAATAAATTCGTCCACATTTTCGAATCAAAGCTTATCTGTAGGCATAAACGCAATACATCGTGTATTTGAATATACATTATTAAAAACAAAACAAGTAGATAAGGCGTACTATCAAGCACAATACGCATATCAATATTTTATAGAGTATGTAGAGCAGGTAAATACATCTCATTTTGTGAATAACTTAAATCATAAAGATGCTATTATGTTTGTGTATAAAAAGGCAATTTTTGACGTACATGATGGCAATGAAAGTGAAAAAACGAACACGCTAATTAATATAATGACTTCATCTTCCGAACAAATAAATATTAATGATAAAGAATGGAGAACATTATTTATAAGAATGTCTAAATTCATAAACGCAGTTTTATGTTGGAATAATTACTTATATGATTTTAATTTTAGAGTTGAAATATGTGACCGATTTTTGAAAGATTATTTATTGAATATTGAACGATTAGACTTTACAACTTATTATTTGTCGTATATGCATCAAAATTTTCCAATCGAACAAAAACAGTATATAGAATTACTAAGTAAAATGCTAACACGAAGTATAAAAACAAAACGTATTCGTAGTGGTTCTATGACAGACACTGAAAAAAACGATATAGTCTTTGATAAAATATCTATTGGTAATAATAATTTTAAAAAAAAATTTGATACGCTTACAATTGATGAATTTGTGTTATGGTTATATGAATGATAATATTTTTATTTGCTAACTACTTCTGTATAGTAGGTTGGTGTTAATAGGATTGTTTTTTTTCTTACCTTTTCTTTTTTTATTTTTGTTTCGGTATTCATATTTGTTACCGCAATGGTATAGTATTCATCATGTAGTACTTGTTTTATAGATTCATAAACAAATCGTAATATACGTTCGGTACAATTTCCAACAATTAGACAACTACCTGTACGAAAAATCATAAATGATATTTCAGAATATTTGATTGCGTTGTCAAGCTCACTCATTTTCATGGTTCTGTCAGCATGTACCAATTTTCCACATTGATGAGTTCTATCAAATCCGACATCATGATTGAAATAGTACTTGCATTTTACACCCGGATAACTACATGGGTCATATGCGGTTTCTATATTGTACTTAGAACTACGTAATATATTGTGTAATTTATCACGATCTATGTAAAATCCACAGTTGAAATTCGAATTAATTAATACATTACTTTCTATATCATGTTCTAAAAATTCTAACGAACTGGCAGTATAAGAAGTTAATAAATCTAATATCATTTGTTTTACAATGGATAACATTTCAAGGTTTAGCACTCCAGGTATTTCCAGTTTTCCAGTATTAAATACCTTTACATGAATCTCACGATATTGTTCGTGAAATTTAAATCTTAAAATCAAAGCAAAACAGTTATAAAAAGCATTTTTTACTTTACCACGACAGGTCATTATATCTTTTTTAGATATTCCAATCGTGATTTTTCGTTCATCCTTAAATTTTATACGTCTTGCATCTTGATTTATTATTTGCTTAATAATTACCTCGTTATAGTAATTTATGTCTTCTAATTTGCGATAATACTCGTCCAACTCTTCTTGAGTCTTTGAAACGATTTTAATTTGTTTTTTTATAATACCTGATTCCGGTTTCCAATAGTCAGTTATTGGAATTTTCCAAAATATGTTTTGAATATCTATAGGTTGGTTTAAAAACAATACCTTAGTGGTTGTTGATATGTATAAATCCTCACATTCGGGGACATCTCCACTAATTTCTTCCGTAATGTTTTTTTCATTAAATGACGGAGTTGAAGATGTTCCACCATAATCATTTGTATTTTGACATGATAGGAAACTATCCCATTCATCATCTATCATATTATCCATTTATATTAACTATTGAAACAATATAGATATATTTATATTGTTTCAATTTTATGTATTGCCGTCTGTAACATTCAAACAAAAATAATCTAAAATCGTATTTAAATCAGATTTTTCGGTATGTATTATCACTTCCATATTGTCTAAAAATGGTTGATTAATATTTTCAGGTTTATTACGAATTATATAATTAAAATACTTTATAAATATACTTTGTTTATCTATATTGTATTTTATACTTATCTCCTGAATAACTTGTTTTAATTCATCTATGCGATTATTACAACGCAACTCATATATTTTATTCCAACTTTTATTTGTAATAATACTTCCATCCCATTTTAATAAATTCTGATTTAATTGTATAAAATTTATCATACTACGAATATCTGACCTGTATGTTTTTTGAATAGTTTGTATGTCATTATCAGATAATTGTAATTGCTCTGATTTGGCTACATTTTGTATGAAACTATAAATCTCATTTTCGGGCAATTGGTCGAATCGTATACATATAAATTCACATTGTAATGATGATACTAATTTACTGATGTAATTACATATCAAACAAAAACGAACATTATAATTTGTCGACTGCATTAAATATTTTAAAGCTTGTTGTGCGTTTTTTGTCATATAATCAGCTTCATCTAATATTACAAACTTAATACCTGATTGAAAAAAACTATTCGATTTTACAAACTGTTGAATTTGATTACGTATAATATCAATTCCACGTTCATCTGACGCATTTAAATGTATTACATTTTCTTTGGTTATTTTACTATGTTTTTGTTGGTGTTCGTTTATCAAATTAATAATGGTTGTTGTTTTACCTGTACCAGGAGGTCCATAAAATAATAAATTTGGAAAATAATCTTTGTTAATTATATTTTTGAATATAGTTCGATTTATAGGGTCTAATACGATTTTTGAAAAATTACTTGGTCTATACTTCTCAACCCACGGGACGCTTTGAGAAACACTTGTCATATACACATTATATACAAGTATCATTTATGTTGATTACTATGAATATCTAAAAATTGAATTTAGTAGATTATGTTTATATTTTATAAAAATCATATAACAATAATTTATCAGACATTATAAGGAATGTCTAACCATCGTAACGGATATTTGGAATTAATACTAGGACCTATGTTTTCAGGGAAAACTACACGATTAGTAGACATATATAATACAGAATATAATAACAATAAAAATATTAAGGTCATTAATTTCAGTGCGGATACCAGATATCATGATTCTATGTTATCTACACACGATAAAGTTATGATTCCGTGCGTGTTTTCACATACAATAAGTGAAGTATGTGAAGAACACATGATATATAACTATGATATTATACTGATTAACGAAGGTCAGTTTTTCCCGGACTTATATGAATCCGTATGTGAACTGGTTGAAACACATAAAAAAAATGTTTATGTATGTGGATTAGATGGGGATTTTAAACGTAACAAATTTGGTAAAATGTTAGACTTAATTCCTTTATGTGATAACGTGACAAAATTATCAGCAACATGTGTTAGTTGTAATAAATCCGCAATCTTTTCAAAACGACTATCTACAGAAGAACAACAAGTTATTATTGGGTCGTCTAATTATGCTCCAATGTGTCGTGGGTGCTATAATGAATAATTCATATATTCAAAGATGTATATTTTTATGCATAATATGTCAAATACATTTTTTAAACCATATAAAGTTATTTGAGTTATTTACGTATATAACACTTATGGAATTATCACCGGAAGAACCTATAAAAAAGAAGAGAGGGCGTAAAAAGAAGTCTGAGATGGTCGAAAATGATACTGCTGTCCCACCAGAGGAAAAAATACCTAAGAAACGAGGACGAAAACCGAAAGGGGGAAAGCTAATCGTCAAGCCCGTTGATAATATGAATGAAAACAATAACATTACAAATATTATTCTTCATCTAAAATGTTCCATGGATGACATGACTTTACATAATAATAACATATATGGTAATGTAAGTGACCCGTTACAATATAATCCATCAGCACCACCAACTGTAACAAGTTATGATGATTCTTTTGTTAATAATTTTTCTTTATATGATTCTATCGATAAGCCCCAGCCAACACATATAGATAATACCCAAATAACTATGGTTGAAGATAATATATGTTCTGTATGTAAAGACGTTGTGAAACCGAATCATGATATTGAAACAACTGATACTGATATTATCAGTATGAAAGATATTAATATGAAACTAAAGGAAATTAAATTACAACTATATAAAGCAGATTATCCGGATAAGAAATCGGCATGTTTTTGGTGTACTTATGAATATGATAATCCGTCATGTTATATTCCAAAATATGATTTAGATAATCAAACTTATGCTTATGGTTCATTTTGTCGTCCAGAATGTGCTGCTGCGTATTTGATGAAAGAGAATATAGATGATTCTATTAAATTTGAAAGATATCATTTATTAAATCAAATATATGGAAAGGTTTACAATTTTAAAAAAAATATTAAACCCGCGCCTGACCCATATTACTTGTTAGACAAATTTTATGGTAATTTAACAATACAGGAATACAGGAAATTATTGAAATCAGACCACACATTATTAATAGTTGACAAACCTATGACACGAATACTACCAGAGCTTCATGAAGAGAATGAAGATTTAATGAATAATTATAGTTCTTCTTCCGGGAATAACAATATGGGGGTTTACAAAGTCAAAAAACAGAGTGAAAAAAAGAAAGGTCCAAGTAAAAGTGAAATTATTAAGGAAACATTTGGACTATAATTAGATTCATCAAAGTGTAAAAATGATATAAATGGAATATTATAGATATTGTATAATGACAACTACAATATCTATTAAACTTATGGGCGGGCTTGGGAATCAACTTTTTCAGATTTTTGCTACTGTATCATATGGGTTAGAATATACATGTAACATCATTTTCCCATATACCGAACAGTTACATTCGGGAACTGTACGCAACACATATTGGAACTCATTTTTGATTGGATACCGAGACATGACTACACATAACGAAATATGTAAGGAAACTAATGAATCACTACTGTCAATGCCTGTATATAATGAAAAATCATTTGAGTATAATAAAATTCCACGCCCTAAAGGTCCAAAAATGCTACTACATGGTTATTATCAGAGTTATAAATATTTTGATAAGCATTGGGACAGTATTAAACAAATGATACAGCTTGACGACCAACAACAAGCTATTAAAAATGAATATATTGATTTATTCTCAAATAAAGAAACCATTAGTCTGCATTTCAGAATAGGAGATTACATAAATATTCAAAATTGTCATCCGATTATGCCATATCAATATTACTATAATGCTATTTGTAATTTAACCATGATTAAGAATAGGAAATATCGTATTTTGTATTTTTGTCAAGATATTGATAACACAAAGGTTTCTGGAGTAATCAGACGTTTGTCACGTATGTTTACGGACATAGAATTTGTCAAAGTGAATGATGATATTGACGATTGGAAACAGATGCTTATTATGAGTGTATGTTCTCATAATATAATCGCAAATAGTACATATAGTTGGTGGGGAGCATATTTAAATCAAAATGAGGATAAAATGGTATATTATCCAAATAAATGGTTTGGTAAATCACTACAACATAATACACGTGACTTGTTTCCATCGAATTGGGTGAATGTTTACTGGTAAATATAAAATTGAAAATGATATAATGAGATATTGATAGTAATATATATTATAACCATGGTATCCAAGACTGAATTACACATGAATTACACTGCTATTACGCATCTACCTATTGTTCAAAGAACTCTCAAATGTGTTAGTCGTTTAACCAGAGAAAATAAAGAACTAAAAAAGGAAAATGACATGTTGAAAAAAATGATTGACACATTATTTGATAGGCAATTGTCAGGTAATACTAATTGTTGTGGCGGGTGTCATAAATCAACCCAATCACCCATATCAGAAGTTCATATTAAAAAGGAAAAGGTTGTTATTGACATATCAGAAGAGACTGAAAATATTACATATGAATTGCGGGACTCTTGTAATAATTCGGACAAACCTTTTGCGTATGATCTCAATAGTGATCTCAATAGTGAAACCATAGAGAAGGACACCGTAAGTGATAATATTAACTGTAATGAAACTAAAATTATTAATAATATTGTAGAAGAAACAAGTAACGTCATGGAAGTCGAAGAATCTGAAGAGGAAGAGGTTGAAGTCGAAGAATCCGAAGAGGAGGAAGAAGTCGAGGTGGAAGTCGAAGAATCCGAAGTTGAGGTAGAAGTTGAGGTGGAAGTCGAAGAATCCGAAGAGGAGGAAGAGGTTGAAGTCGAAGAATCCGAAGAGGAGGAAGAGGTTGAAGTCGAAGAATCTGAAGAGGTTGAAGTTGAAGTCGAAGAATCTGAAGAGGAGGAAGAGGTTGAAGTCGAAGAATCTGAAGAGGAGGTAGAAGAGGAGGTGGAAGTTGAAGAATCCGAAGAGGAGGAAGAGGTTGAGGTGGAAGTTGAAGAATCCGAAGAGGTTGAAGTTGAAGTCGAAGAATCTGAAGAGGAGGTAGAAGTCGAAGAATCCGAAGAGGACGAGGTATACGAAGTTACTATTAAAAATAAATCATATTATACAACAAACGAAACAGATGGACCTATCTATGCCATTCTTGACGATGAGGATATTGGAGATCAAATTGGTGAATTCAAGGAAGGAAAACCAACATTCTATAGAAAAACTAAAAAGTAGTTCTAATTCATAGCTATATCGTAACCGCAAACAAAAAATATATTGTATATATTTTTTGTTCTATATCTCATAATTATCTTGATTTTTTTGTTGTATTTTTTGATTTTGGTTTTATTGTTTTTGTCTTATTTCCACCTACAGATTTAGGTTTGGTATTTTCGTATGCTATTATCTTATTTAATATAGTTGAATAAAAATCATATTTTAATATATCATTGTCTATATTTTGTAACTGAATTGGCAATTGTGCGGAACCTTTCTTGTTTTGCTTCAAAATGTCTATTTCGGTTTTGTATCTGCCATTTAATCTATTTATTTGGTCCATAAAAGAACTTTTGGCAGATGTAGATGCTACTGATTTACCAAGTATATCGTATAGTTCTTGATTCTTTTTTATAAAACCAATTAGGTCATCGTCCTTTATAAATGGTCTCATTTTGTCTAATATTTCTTTATTTTCTGTCATATTAAATATTTGAGAATAAAATAACTCCTTATCTATAGCATTGGTTGATGTATTCATATTCGTCGTTTTTTCTTTGATATTATTTGTGGATGAATTATTATTATACTTTTTTGATGGTTTACTTGAACCATCTTCAATTGAGTATATGGATTTTTTAGTTTTTAATATTTTGGACGAGTCAGTGTCATATACAAGGGTATTCAATAAATTTCCTAAGTAATCATTCGTGTAAGGACAGTATACTTCTTTTTTATTTTGTTTGTTTACCTCCCCTTCTATTACATCTAACATAACAAATATTTCTTTTTTTGGATATTCATCATTGTATTCTATATTAATATTATCAATGCCTGTATCCAGTATTTCACAGGGTATATGTATATCTTTATTATTCAGTACATAACGATTGTATAACTTTTCAAAATCATCGTAGAATTTACTGGTATAATTATTATATTTATTTATTATGTTTATGAAATCTTGTTTGGTAGAACGGTCAGTGAGTCTGCTTTCTAATTCAGACAATTTATCTTTCAAATCTTCCTTTTGAGATGATGATAAGACCTTTTCTGTTAAGAACTTATACATTTGTTTTTTATTCATTGTTGTTATATCAAATTCAGGTATACTCAATAGTTCCATGTTAATACGTTTCTGTAATTCTTTATTTGAAGATTCACGATAAGGAAATCGTAATTTGGGTAATAGTCTATTTCGTAAATTATATGATAATTCTTTGAAATTCACTACACTGGAAGCCAGCCTATTTTTTTCAGTGTTTAATATTTCGGGATTTTCTGGGAATCTTTCTTTATAATTACGAATTACATCTCCAACTGTATTCATAATTTTATTATATTCTGGATGATTTACAATATCATTCAACCATATCGCCTTTGTGACTGTATGTGGTGCTCCATTTATTTTTACATATGAAAACTTTGTATTGGCTGGGTTATAAAATATGGATTTATTTGAATCTTTATTCTTTAATATGTCTAATGACTGATGAATATTATTGACTATAAAATATTTGGTTGAGAACAATAACTCAAGCATTATCATTATATTCTTATTTGAAATGTAAGATTCATCGTATACATTGTTAGTCGGTTTATGTTCGTTTAACATAGCTTCAAAATTATCTTTATCGAAGAATATACTTACTATTTTATCGTAATCCAATTTAGATAAATAATCTTCCGGATACAGTTGTTTGGTTGTGATGTATGGATATTTATCAATGTCAGGAAACGATTTATGTTCTGGATGATACAATACGTCTTTTGTAAATTCAATGGGTTTATTGTTCGTCGCATTTGTTAATAACGTTATTTTTAATTTTTGAATGGCTAAACTCATTTTGATGTATACTAATTATATTATGCAAATATATTATTCGCATAATAATACCGTCCTTATTTCATAGAAAACCCTTCAAAATTATCGTCTCGTAATTTGTTTTGGGTTTTTGCTTTTTCTAAAATATCTTTAGCTTTTTGAACGTCGTCGTCAGTTACCTTGTCTGAATTGTTTTTATCGTTCTCTGTTAATGTTTTGTGATAATCCTGAAAATCTTCAGATAAAACACAAAATACACTGTCTTCATTAAATAAATATTCAGTGCATAACGTGAATATAAATGTGATGAAGAAAGCAATGTATATATCACGAGTACCCATCCACGCGATAGAGAACACTAACAATTGACGACTAAAGGTGTACTTCAAATACGATTCCATGGATTTACTCAGACCGATATTTACATATTTCGACACTATATTTAAGGTTATTATCATCAATCCTGCGAAAATTTTACTATCATTGATACGTTGTATATTAGCATGTAAATAGTCAAACATATTTTTTATATCAGACTTTACCATCGTATTATTTACATTATATTTAGATTTTACTTTGAGAAATTAGGTAACAGTTTTTGTTCGGTTTTTAATTTAGATTCTATGATAGAGAACTTGCATGTAGGAGAACATGCGTTACAGTAATCATTTTGAAATTTTAATTCAGGATATACGTGTTGAGCCATTTCATTTTTTACATTCATATCTTTGTGTTTTAAAACACCTTTTTGACAATGTTCTCTTCTAAATTCATCTTGAGCGGGACCATTTTCGATGACTGTGTTCTCACTGGAATCGTAATTTTCAAACGTTTCAATGCCCTTTACACCACAACTATCGCACGATTTAGCGGGTTTAGTTTCATTAAATTCGGGTTCTTTTTCTTCTTCTTCTTCTTCATCTTCGATTGTATCAAATGATTCTATATTTAGCATATTTTCTATACAATCCATTTGATAGAATAAAATAACCAACGCACATACAAATAATCCGAGAACTTTGTCAATCTTTGTGTAAAACATTATTACAAACACTGCCAACATCCTTCCTAAAATTGTATTACTGAATTTAACACATCCGCGATATTGAGATAATAATAAGAATATGACAATTATAGGTATAAACTGAGCTATAGTATTCGTATTTAGTTTCATTATATAAATTACCCTACATATTCTTTTACATTCTAATTTGGTTCCAGATTGTGAAATTAATATCTACTTATTTTTTAAATACAAATAAATATAATTATGTCTTTAGTAGCAACAGCATCCTCATGGACGAATGACGAATCATCTAATAGAAAAAGAACACCCAGTATTCGAAAAACTATTAAAATCAGACCACAAGAGACCGTTAATGAATTTAAATATGAAAATAATGGGTCCGGTACAATAGAACAATTTAAAAGTTCAAGTGATGAGCGTACTTCTCGTGTAACTGATTTATTAGACAAACTTACTTCTTCGGATGATGACGATAATAATAACAAGATGGGTGACTTTAAACCATTATCCCCTCCTAAAATAAATTCAAATAGTGATTATTCTGATGATACTGAAATAAAACAATATATACCTCCTGTACCTAAGTATTCCGGTGGCGCAGCTTCAGCGAATATTTTAGGTGAAATGAAAAATTACGGGGCAAATGATACTCATTCACAAACCCTTAGTAATTATAATCAAAGTTATAACAATAAACCCATTGCTGCATCCTCTCCTTATTATGCAAAGATGGGAATTACTGGAGCATCTTCGTCTGGAGATACTCAATTAATGGAAAAAATAAATTATATGATTCATTTATTAGAAGACCAACAGCATGAAAAGACCGCAAATATTACTGAAGAATTTTTATTATACACCTTTATGGGTGTATTTGTAATATTTATTGTGGATTCATTCGCACGCGCAGGTAAATACACCAGATAATCTAAACATCAATATCGTGTATACATTGATGTTTACACCCTTGGATATGTAAGTTCGCACAAAATTGATTTAAACATCTTATATGTTACATATATAACTAAAAATGAATGATAGTACTCTCGTTAAAGATGTTTATACTGAAAAAACACATATCCCAAAACCGATTTTAAAATGGGTAGGTGGAAAAACTCAAATAATAGATAAACTTATCCCAGATTTTCCAGTGGAAATAAATAATTATCGTGAAACGTTTTTAGGAGGAGGGAGTGTATTATTAACTCTATTAACGTATGTAAAAAGTGGGATTATAAAAATGCGTGGTAAGGTATATGCTTATGATTTAAACGACCCATTAATTTCGGTTTATAAAAACATACAAACACAACATGATGAATTGTATGAAAAATTGCAAGACATCATACGAGAATTTAATGATTGTGGTGATGGTGAACTAAATCGAAAACCAGCTAATATAGAAGAAGCAAAAACCCTGAGAGAAAATTATTATTATTGGATAAGAAGCGAATATAATAAATTATGCTTAAGTGATAAAAAGGATGTATTCGGGTCTGCCATGTTTATATTCTTGAATAAAACATGTTTTAGAGGTGTATTTCGTGTGGGTCCAAATGGATTTAATGTTCCATACGGACATTATAAAAATCCTGAGATTGTAAATAAAGGACACTTAGACGAGATACATAGTTTAATTCAAGATGTTGTATTTGAATGCAGTGATTTTAATACATCACTTACAAATGTAGAACCGAATGATTTTGTATATCTCGACCCTCCATATGCCCCAGAAACAAATACATCATTCGTAGGATATACAGAAAAAGGATTCGATATAGAAAACCATCGTAGTCTATTTAAATTAATACACGTGTTAACCGATACAAATAAAAAAATAATGTTAAGCAATGCTGATGTAAGTTTAGTGCGTGAAAACTTTACAAGTGAAAAATATAAGACGTTAACTATTTCATGTAAAAGGTCAATTAATTCTAAAAACCCAGACGCAAAGGCAAATGAAGTTATAATACGAAATTACTAATTAATTTTATCCAATATAGGTGATACCAAATCACTAAAACGAATATATTCAATCTCCCATGATTTTGCTATATCTAATATTTCTTGTGTTTTTTTTGTAATATTGTCACCAAAATATTTTGTCTTTCCATTTGTGAATTCTTCTTCTTGATATGCTACACATACAATCTTGAGCGGTTTTCCGTATAATTCAGGTATATTCTGATATTTGATAAATGTTCCATATACCTTTTCCCCAGCAGTTCCTGAAACCCACCAATTTGATGTTTTTACTTCATACATATATTCGTCTGTCTCCCAGTCAGGTTCAAATCCGTCTTTTCGAACCACTTTTCTTGGGTTTTCGCCTCGTAACTGTAGTACATCATAAACCAGTTTTTCGCCTAATAGTGTGGTCCATTGTCCGTTATTTGTTTGTCTTATCATTTCATTTCCCCATTTTTTTTCTTTTTCTTGCGCTTCTTTTTTTTGGTGTGCGATAGTTACACCGGATTGTTTTACTATGGCTTCTGGTTTTGTTAAAGCCCATCTTATACGTTCTTTTAGGTTTATATACACATCACCAATCTCAGTTTGGGTGGTTATCAATTGCGTATTTTCTATGTCAATGAATTCAGTCATTCGTTTTACGTAAGTTGAAATATGATTGGTTATATCAATTTTTTGTAATTCATGTAATAATAAGTGTTCTTTCAGGTAATAATGGAGAACATGGGTAAATGAAATTATATAAATAATAAGCTGTTTTGTTCTCAAAAATAGGTCTATTATACGTTTCCCATAGAGGAATTATATGATTATTATGTCCAATGTTCTCAATCATTAACATTTTATATTTGTTTTGTTTTTCTTTTAAGACCTTATACATACTATTTATAAAACCACTGTAATAAACATTATTATCATTCATATTTTTTATACTTGTCGAGAACATTAACACATTTCCTTCTATATCTTCATATTCAGTGTATGTATTTTTAAAGAAATATAATCCATAAACATGTTCTTTCTGTCGTAGACAAAATATGTGAATTATCCCTGCTTTGATTTGTGACAAATAATAAGATGTATCCTGCATTATACACATATCAAACATGTTCTCCGTATTTTCATAATTGTTATGTGCCATATTATACAAATAATCGGTTAAAATATGGATATTTGTATGTTCTATTTTAATCAATTCACAATCTGTAGGTAAACTGACCGGATGTAATATAGGGATGTAATAGGTAGATGTATTGTATTTCACTACAGGAATAACCCCTTGGAATAAATCTATCTCTTTTTTTATCAAAGAGATGAGAACATCCGGATTCTTTGTTCGTTGATTATATTCATGCGTCTGTAACAATACCCTGTTTAATTTTTTTACATCACGTTCTCTCTTTACACATAAATAATCAATAAAATATAAGAGGTCAGTCGTATACACTTGTTCGGTTAATGTAGGACGATAAAACATTTTATATGGTCTGGATGTAATACATCCACTGGATTCAGGATTTACTAATATGGATGTTCCTTGTTCTCCTTTGTTTTGAATAATCTTCTCATTGAATATTGATACATAACAAGGTTCATTTGCCCCCGTTAATATGGAATCTATCTCCTTTTCAGTAATCGTATGTAATATTTTTTCAGAAGGAATATAATAACATTGAAGTAAATTAATCACATTTTGTTTAACAAGTTGAGAACATTCAGTATATGAAACTGTCTCTATTTGTTGAAAATCACAATATTTGGTTTTTACCGGACGGTATTTATATACGACGTAAGGAACACTATAGAAAAAACGCCAATAATCGTAACTATGAAATACTGGCTGATTATTCCAGAATGGGTATCGTATTTTTATATATGCGAACAGAACTAAGAAAAAGAAAAATAGAGAAGAAAAAATATATTGAATCATAAATCTAATATATTTTGGTAGATAATTTGTAGTTTTTTTCGGCATTAGTGTGGTCTTTCTAATACATATAAATATTGGTTATCATCTCCCAATGATTCCATATCAACTTTAGCGTGGAAGATAAATCCAACTTGTTTTGCCATATTTAAAATATCTCGGATGTCTTCCATATATAAGGTTTCTTCGTTGTGGCGAACATGGTTTGTTACTTTATCTGTAAATGACTCGGTAAAACTTACTATATTTGTTTCTTCTAAATTAACTGGAAATGAATAATGTGCTTTATACTTGAAATCTTCATATTCAGATGTTACGTTAGTTCGTCGTTTAGGCTTCTTATGTATTAGTGGTTGCCATTCAACCTTAGCAGGGTCCTTTGATTCAAACATACTAAACCGCTTTCTATCAACTAAATGGACGATTAAATAACTATTAGGTATCATCCAGTGATAGCAATTTGAAAAGAACTTCTTTTTATTTTTGAATTGATATAATGTGGTTTTCGTACATAATATATGCGTAAAACTCGCACGGTCAAACGATAATGGGTCATTTACATCAGCATTAATAAAGTCACTATCTGGATATTTTGTTTCAGCGTATTTAATCATGTCCTTTGATTTATCTACACCATATGCCGTGTATCCGGCTTTCTGTAATATGTCTACAGTACATCCGGTTCCTGACCCTATATCTAAAAATACACTATTATTTACATCTGGAGATGTTATCCTAACAATTTGTGCCAGTTCCCAATCTGTTTTCTCTTTGGTATCATGTAATGTGTCGTATATATCAGCAATAAAATCGTCATATACATCTTCATTGCGTTTATATACGTAAGGTTTACTTTGGTTAAATCCTTCTACTGTTTCATAAGGTATGTTCGTATTATTTAATATTTTTACAGTAGTATACAATAAAGCAATCGACACTAACCACTTATAGGTCATATTATTTGAGTTATTCGATGTTAATATAGAATTTATGTACTTCAGCATTTTATTAATAATTATATAATACACCATTATATAATTTTAAACTATCAATTTTTTATTTACGTAGAGTTACGTAACTGTGTACGAGTATGGTTAAAAAATTTATCCTTACCTATAATCGTATTCTCCACATTGGGATGAGGACGATTACTAAAGGTGTTTTGAGAGAATAATCCCATATGTGGCTGTTCTGATGGTCGGGAAACAACAGATACTCTATATAAATCACTATCTGATGATGGTACATACATATCTTGACCTAAACCTCTTTGTTTTGCGAATGTTTGGTTACGTAGTGTCGTTTCAATATCTATACCATTCATATATCCCGATACAGAACCTTTTGAAACTGCGGGAGTAAAGTTAGCACCTTGATTATAATCTATATAGGGTAATCTCTCTTCCGTAACTGGTTTGCGACGATTTACCATAGGGAATAATGCGTATTTTGTAGGCACTGGACGAATGTCAAAGTTGGGTTCTAATGGTGAATCAGAAAACTGACGACCACTAAGGCGTGTATTTGATTCATCTATATTTGTATTTTGTCTATATTGTACTGCTCGGTGAGTACCGAATATCTCGTAACTTGCATTTGTATTCATTGTTCTAAAATATATATTATTGCATATATATTTTACAAGGAAGAGTTACCAACAATAACCACCTTCTCCCATCTTTATTTGTAGATAATCTAAATGGTCGGATGTACTCGTACACTTGGTAGGAGAACAAGAGTTACTACAATTATCGTCTTCCGACCCATTTTCATCGTCACATAATGTATATTCCGTATTGGGTTCATTATACCATACTTCTTGTGAAATATGACGATACCCTAAAAACTCTTCTGGAACGTGAGGAACCATATCATAATAATGGGTTACGCGAATGGAATTAATATTATAGGTTTCAAACACTTTTGAGAAGTCTTTATTTCCTACTCTCGGAGAACCAAATGTAATTAGCGAATGAATTTTGTAGTTTTTTTGATAATATAAAATATCAAAGGCGTTTATAGTTGCCAACGCTGCACCTAAAGAATGCCCGGTAAGTAATAATTGGTTTGTATTGTATTTTTCAGTGAGTTCATCTATTGCTTTGTATACATTTGATTGTAGGGAATCAAATAGGTTATAAAATCCTTTTTCTACGGCAATATTTGTTTCCGGATAGGGTGTTGTTTGTGATACTTGAATATTTGCCATCCAATTCTGGATGTTCTCAGACCCCCTAAAACTGACAAAGATAGACTCATATTCTTCATTGTATCCGAATATCACTTGTTCTCCATTTTGAATAAGGATATTATCATAAGAATTCGCTGTGTCACATGTAATACAATCCCACATGCTTGTTTGGGTCATACAATATGTTGCTTGAGAAATATTTACTGCCGTGTGGGTAATGTGATTGTCGTAAGCGGTGGATAGATTGATTAAGAAAAGTAGAGAGAAAATTAATTGGAGCATTTTGTATTATGATTAGATATTTTTATTGTTTATCAAATATCATCAGCATAAGGAACAATATTATAAATATTTTCGATTGTGTATAATAGCTCAGGCTTTATCATTGGTGTACGGTGACTTCGCATCCCAATATCGTTACGATTTTTCATACGGTCTTTGATATTATAATTCATATAAAATATAGTGTTCACATTATTAAGATAAGTAAGTGCTTTATAATCAGACAATATCACATATTTAAACTGTTTTATAGAATCATCATTTATAGGTAAATCATCTACTATGCATATTTCATTTGATTTGCTAATTATCACCTTTCCGTCGTGAGTAGGCTCATTGAACTCAATATTCATTGTTATCTTTAAAAAATCTATGATTTTTGTTAATAATGTTGATTTTCCAGTACCACCAAATCCGCATAACGCAATTACATGTCGTTTATCATTAGTAATTATTTTTTGTAGTTTATGACAACATTCATCTCTATTTATTTTTTCTTTAGAACATCTAAAAAAATGACGTCCTTT